CTATTACTACTACTGGATCGCCTACTATAAACTCATTTGACCCGTTTGTGCCAAACACAAGTTATAGTACATATGGTAGTGGATACTTTGATGGTACTGGGGATTATTTAAGCGGTACTAATAATTCTGGTAATTTTGGAACTGGTGATTTTACAATTGAGTTGTGGATTTACAAAAACACAACCGGAACTCAACGAATTATCGGCGGTGTTAATTCTGGAACTGAGGCTTTTCAATTCTATATTTTTACTGATAGTGAGTTGTCATTTTATGATGGCAATACTGTTATTAGCTCACCTACAGCAGTTCCGAGCCTTAGAGCTTATGCCTGGAATCACATTGCAGTAACTCGGGGTTCCAGTACATTAAGACTTTATTGCAATGGCGTTCTTGTAACTTCAGCCGCTAATACAAGAAACATTGTTAGTGACACTGTTCGTATTGGTGCGGGTGGCGCAGGAATTTCTGATACTGTAAATGGATATATTACAGATACTAGGCTATTAAAAGGTACTGCCTTATATACGGGGTCAACTTACACAGTTCCAACAGCACCACTAACAGCAATAGCAAATACAAGTTTATTAACCTTACAAAACAATCAATCAGTAAACAATAATGTATTCTTAGATAACAGTACAAATAACTCTTTTATAACAAGAGCTGGTAATGCTACTCAAGGTACATTTAGTCCTTATGGTGTTAATTGGAGTAATTATTTTACAAATAACATATTAAGTTGCGGTAACGCATCATTGATTGCAGGAACAAACACATTTACTATTGAGTTTTGGGTTTATCTAAATTCAATTAATTCAGGCGGAGGCAACAATCAAACTTTTATTGATACTAGGTCGAGTAATGGTGTTGATAGTACCGCATGGTTAGTTGGAGTTACAAACTCTACAAATCTTAAATGGTTTACAGGAACTTCAGATACCAATCTTGGAGGCACACTTCCTTATAGACAATGGGTTCATGTTGCTTACACACGTAATGCATCCAATGTAATTACTGCTTACATCAATGGTGTAGCAACAGGAACAACAACTACTGATTCAAGAAACCTTACTAACACAAATTTCTGGATTGGTGGCAATGTAAGTAATACTTATCCTCTTGATGGATACTTTTCAAACGTAAGATGGGTTGTTGGTACTGTCGTTTATACAGGTAATTTTACACCAAGCACGACGCCATTAACTGCTATTTCAAATACTAAACTGTTAACTTGTCAAAGTAATAGATTTACAGATAACAGTGGTAACAATATTTCAATTTCTTTAACAGGTTCACCAACCATACAGCGTTTTTCACCATTCAATCCCTCGGCTGAATACAGTACCAGTACGATTGGTGGCTCTGCCTATTTTGATGGTACAACATCAAATATAATTACAACAAATACAGTTACTACATTAGGCACACAGGACTTCTGTATGGAGGCTTGGGTCTATTGTGTTAGCACAACAAACTATGCTTGTATTATTGGTAACGACGCGGCCGGGCCTAGTCAGGGTTGTTTTATAGAAATGGGCACAACTCGTGGAATTTATCTTGGCGGCCCAGAAGTAAGTCTTGGAAGTGCTAGATACAACCAGTGGTTCCATGTTGTATTCTGTAGAGTATCCGGGACTTATGCTGGATTTGTAAATGGCACTAGACAGGCAACAGGAGCGTTTTCTTTCAATCTGTCAACTGCAATGAAAATTGGCATTAACAATTATGTAGTTGCAAGTAGTTCGGGTTATGGAACCACTGGTTACATTTCTGATGGTCGTGTAACAGTAGGATCGAGTCCATACTCACCCTCTAGTACAACTATTACAGTTCCAACTGCACCACTAACCGCAGTACAAAATACTGTATTTTTAGCTAACATGACCAGTGGTGGAGCATATGATGCCGCTATGATGAATAATATGCAAACAGTTGGTGATGCAAAACTAAGTACAGCAGTAGCTAAATTTGGCGGAAGTAGTATGGCGTTTGATGGCACTGGTGATTGGTTACAAACAATAAGTTCACCTCAATTTGATTTTGGTTTAGGAGACTTCACATTGGAATGTTGGGCTTACTGCAATAACTTTTCCTCTGACTATAGATTTATAGCAAAAGTAGCTAATATTAGTTCTTACGGATCATGGCAAGTGATTGTAGATAATTCTGGATATCCTCGTTTCTATGCAAGTTCTGCGGCAACTAGTTGGGATGTATGTAGTAATTTAGGCGGCGGTGTTGCCATTTCAACAAGCACTTGGGCGCACATTGCTGTCACTCGCTTAGGAACAACTTTCACAATTTGGGTAAATGGTGTTTCTGCTGGAACAACAACAAGTTCTGCATCACTTTATTATAGCGCATCAGTTCCGGTGACGGTTGGCGGCATGCCTGACGGAACTAGAAGCCTTAGCGGTTATATAGACGACCCAAGAATAACAAAAGGTATTGCACGTTATACAACAACCTTTACACCACCAACACAGGCATTCCCAACGTATTAACATTATATCAATTTGGCATAAATATTATGATATTATAGGGTTAATAGTATGGCATTAACAATAGGGGGTGGGATCACAATAGGTGGTGCCATTTCAGTACAACTTGAGTTTCCACCAGGAGCACCGACAATTGGTACAGCAACAGCTACGGGAACTACAACTGCCACAGTGGCATTTACTGCTCCAGTATATACTGGATCAAGTACAATTACAAGTTATACAGCAACAAGCAGTCCGGGTAATATTACCGGTACATTAAATCAAGCAGGTAGTGGAACTATTAATATTACTGGGTTAACAGCAAGTACAAGCTATACATTTACAGTAACTGCTACTAATAGTGTTGGTACAAGTGTAGCAAGTTTAGCAAGTAATAGTATTACTACTACATCTAGTGTACCAACTGTTATTGGTCAATCGTATGGTGGAGGCTATTATGCAGGACAAATATCTACTGCAGGCAATGGGGTTGCAGATTATTATTTAATAGTTGGTCCGGTAGCATCGGCACAAAATGCTTCAGGTTTACAATGGAAAACTTCAATGACATCAACCCCCGGCACAAATTCGGTTATTGATGGACCTACTAATACTAATAACATGAATAATGTAAGTCACCCGGCGGCATATTTTTGTAAAGGATTGACAGTTGGTGGATATACTGATTGGTATCTACCAGCCAGAAACGAACTTGAGATATGTTACTATAATTTAAAACCTACCACAGCTACAAATAATACAAATTTTGGCGTTAATCTCAATGCAGTACCTAGCAGGAGTAGTAATTATACCAGTGGTACACCCGCACAGACCACTGCAACAAATTTTAAAGACACCGGAACAGAAGATTTTATTGCTACTGCTTATTGGTCTAGTTCTCAGCATATTAGTTTACCACCTGACGCATGGTGCGAGTATTTTGTCAATGGCGATCAATTTGGTATCAAGATATATGCGTATGCGGTTAGAGCTGTTCGTAGAGTAGCAATCTAACAATACTAAATAAGTGCAGGAGATATAATAATGTATATATGCGTAACGGAAATAGATAAAGACACAAAAATTCTTTGTACAGTAGAACCACAACGTACAGGACCATCTATGCCAGATGTTAAAGGATTAAGTATAATGTGGGCAGACACATCAACATGGCCTGTTGAACTAGCACAAGATGGTACATATATTCGTGCACCAAAATATTATGGCACATGTGATGACGATGCCGACACAACAATTTTAGGTGTTTTAGAAATACTTACAGAACAAGATTTTACCCAACGCAAAGAAGCAGAAATACTTGCTCGCAAACCATTTGCATCGTGGGTATGGAATGAAACCGAACAAATGTGGTATCCACCTTTCCCAAGACCAGCTGACGCAGTAATTAATGGCGGAACTATTCGTTATCAATGGGATGAAACAATAATTAATTGGACACCAATAGAAAATTAAGAATGAAAGAGTTTTTCTTTATTTCCGGTTTGCCTAGATCCGGATCGACACTATTGTCAGCTATTTTACGACAAAACCCTGAGTTTTATGCAGATATATCTTCACCCGTGCAGGGTTTAGTTATGTCAACTATTAATGGTATTACCAATAGCGAAAGCAATCATTTAATTGATGAGAATAGACGCAAACATCTATTACATTCATTGTTTAATGCCTATTACGATAATGTTGAACCGTCTACTGTATTTGATACTAGTAGAGGATGGACATCCAAAACATCTTTACTAAAAGAATTGTATCCACAAACTAAAATTATTTGTTGTGTAAGAGATTTACCTTGGATATTAGATTCATTTGAGCGTATTTCTGCAAAGAATAGTTTGTATAATGCATCTTTGACTGATGATGAAGCAAAACAAACTGTTACTACACGATGTGACGCATTGATGGATGTAAAGAAAGAAGGACAGGTTGTTAAGCCTTATTACTTCTTGGAAGAAGGCTTGTTAATGAATCCTGACATGATTATGTTAGTTGAATACGAATCTTTATGCAAAAAGCCTGATAGTGTAATGCGTGAGATATATGAATTTATTAACAAACCCTATTATGAACATGATTTTAAAAATGTGGAGTATGAGAATGAGGTGTATGACAATTCATTAAATATGAA